CTCCTGTTGCTAATAGTTCAGGTTCCGTTACAAACCAAGCTATACAAGTCCTTCAGGGACCTTACATTACAAACACATACGGCGGAGGTATCCAATGTCAGGGTCCCACTCGCAACTTTACACCATATGTAACTGGTAGTGCATCAGCACAGAAACCATATGAACCATACTATAAGGATCCTGTTTATGATGTCAGTGATAACTACGGTGCCTTCGATGCTGATGGTAATCCAATTGGAGATGGTATTGTTGATAACCCTGGTGATATTCAATTCTACAAAAAAACTAGAACTGGACAGAAAGATAACTATAGTCTAGGACTTGGGTTCTCTATGACTTGGAGTACACCTTTAGATAAAAACTTACAAGAGTTATGCAAGAAAGCAGCATCAACTCAAATTGAATTAAATGCTCAGTTAGTTGCTAACAAGAGATTGGACTTTGAAATCGCAAGACTCAAGAATTGTGGTGATTTATTACAGAAAGGAATTCGTTTCAAACCTGGAACTCAATATGCCAAAATATGTGCGGATGTAGAGGTAAAAGGTGTGAACTTTATGGTTCCACACGTCCACTCTATCCCTTCTGTTTCTTCTTCCTCCTCGGGAACACAGAACGAAGTTGCTTCACAGCAGTATTCATCTGACGCTGCTCTGCTCGGCGCTCCCCTGACGATAAAATAGGAGGTTTCTTTCCTCTAATTGCTGCAAGTTTTTTAATAACTTTCTTAACCACTGGTTTGACTGCTCTGAGTAGTAAGTCTGCCAGTGGTTTTGCTAATAGTGCTGACGTGGTTGCGATAGCAGCAACACCACCCACTTGCATTACTTGACCACCACTAGGTATTCCAGCAATAATTTGTTTCGGTAATGGTACAGATTCTGTTATCTGTACGCAAGTATTATCAATTAGTTTATATTCAACAACTTTCTTTCTAAATCCCTGAACTAAAGTACCTACAGGTTCCTGTGCCTGTTGTACCTTAGTGGGACATTCAACCTTTGGTATCTCGGGTGCAGGTGGTTTTATATCTTCTGTTTTAACTTCTGGAGTTGGTGGTGTTGGTTGTTCTGTTTTTGTAATTGGTGGTTTTGCGGGAGGACCAGTCAGATCCATTTTGTCTACATTATAATCAATAGGATTAAATGACGGGACACCAGCATCACAATAAGTCTTTACACCCTTAGGATCATCTTCAGATAAAACACCACTTCGTTCTCTAGTAGTATTTTGTTCATGTGCCTCTACACATCCAGGTATATTAACGATAGGAACGCCAATATTAAGTGTTACTGGTGGTGCTGCAGGCACTGAACTATTTGATGAAGTGTATGTTCTCCATACAGGAATTTCATTTATTTTAATAGTATTAATAGAAATTCCTGTAGTTCTTATTTCAGGAATTTCAGGCATCAGTCCTCAAAGAAATTCATAACAGAGGTCCACATGGAATGGAAGAACACATAGAGAAAAAACTGCTGAGATGCTTCCTTCTTTGTTCTATCTTTGTAAGTCGTTTGTGCCATAGTGTACCTCATGGTTTGTATTATTTAACAGGTCTCATCAAACTCTCATGATTTTTATTGTTTTGATTTGCTAACAATCATTAAATACTGATCCGACTTGAGAACCGACTTCAGAACCAATATTCTGACCCAATAGTAATGCCCAACCACCTGCTAACCATCCGACGTAAGGAATGCTAGCAGCTGCAGGCACTGCAACACCAGCAGCAAGAGCACTACCTGCCATTGCACCTTGTGACCGTGCTCCAGCGTCCGCCGCTATACACTCTGCGGTTTTTGCATTGGACTTTCCCTCTGATGTATTCACACCTCCTAAGTTTCTAGTACCGTCCATAGTAAATTGATCACGACGATACTCTGTTCTCTTCTCAGTTCCTCCACCAAAGAAACCTTTCTTCTCTTTATCAAGTGTTAGTGACTTAGTGGATTCTAAAACTTTAGGATCGTTTGCTCTATATTCGATTGTATATCCATCCTTACCTGCTTTAATTTTGTAAGATGAATAAGGACCACGTGGAAGATTAAATGTAGGTGGTTGTTGCACTTCTGGTTCTTGTGGTCTTAAAACATAACCAAGAAGACCAATATGGGAAAGAGCAAATAGTGATCCAGCAACAATAGCAATTGTCTTCAAAGGAGACTTGCTCGGTACATGCTCGGTAACTTGCTCGGTAACTTGCTCGGTGACTTTCTCTGTCGGTTTGTTAGAACTAAACATGATCAGAACGGCATTGCAGGACCAGTTGCTGATGGAACTTCTGGAATCTCTGGCATTGCAGAGTCTAGTAATCCAGGAAGAGCACCAGTAATACCTTCAGCAATTACTTCAGCAAGTCTCTCTTTTGCTTCTGCTTTCCATGCTTCTTGATTCATGTAAACATAAGCACCACCACCGATGATCGCAAGTGATGTCAATCCAGAAAGGAGAGCAATTACATTAACTACTTTTTGCATTTACTTGTTGCGTGGCAATGTATATTTATGCAATTCTTTATATCTGGCATCAATTTCATATTTACGATTGATAAGTTTGTATGGTTTTCCTGTTACTTTCTCATACTCACTCAAGTATTTTGTAAAGATATTCCAAAATTTTTGAGGGACATATACTGGTGATAAGCATACAAATATAAAATCAAACTTATAATCATCAAATCTATAATCTTCTCTTAAAAAATAGTCAAGATTACTGGATAAAATATCTCGATAACAACTAGTCCATTTAGTAATAGATCCATCATCAGGACCACCAAGACTTCTCATACCATGAATCCATGTATAGTTTTTAAGTTTATTTTTCCAATCTAACCACCCGACCCAATTACCTTCCATCACTCTACCATCTTCAAAAGTATCATACTCATGTTCAAACATTTCTAACTCATCATTATGGAAAACTTCCATAGAATCGGAGTATGGAGTTCCGTTAAATATGTCATTATGATGATCAATATTAATAATTTCTAGATCATATGCATCATCCATTTCTAAACGATATAAAATCGCATCATGATCATACCCAAACACAACACTATCACAGTGCTCCAATGCTTTAGTAAAAACATCAAAGCAATATTCAACTTTATCAGAATCAATGAAAACAGAGTTGTCTGGAATAACAGTATAGTCTTCAAATGCTTTCCATCTTGATACTGGATTATCATCAATAAAATGATTGATTACTTCATCATCAATCATATCCAAGCATGAATCCATGCAGTAATCTAAGTCAATGCTTAATACTCTCATTCAACAAGTGTCCCATATTGCCTACGAATCTCTCTGAGTTCTTCAAAGTTCTTTTGTTTTGTGCCACCATCATATTCCCAAGCATACCCTTCGGTAATCATCTGCTCGTTCAACGATAGTTCTGCATCTCCAATATATAACCAACCAAGAAGGCGACCGTACTTACCCATACCACCAACCAGTTCAGTGCGAATAGTGAGTTCGTCATCTCCATCGATTGCTCCCTCCAACTTTTCTTTCATCCAGTTGGTTGCGTCAATACCTAATGCTTTTTCTTCGAGATCTCTAGTGCGTTTCTCTGGCGTGTCCACACCAGCAATTCTAACTCTCTCTTTTTTATAAAGGTCAAAACCGAGATCAATCGTGACATCGATAGTGTCTCCGTCCAACACTTTATCTATGCTAGTAACTCTAAAATTGTAACAACTCTTACGACTTGGTGGTGTCATTTTGCCCATCGTCTTCAAGCTCCTGGTATGCTAATTTCATAATGGTATATATGTAATAAGCGACTCCCATCAATAGGATAACAAGACACCAGATAATACTCCAAGTCACATCATTGACATCACTCAATGGTCTAAGAAATAAGTTCATTCTTTTGGTTTGGAATTTTTGCTAGGGATCATTTGATACGCCATCTTATCCCGTAACTTATTAATTCTTTCTTCGTCAAAGTGAGCAAAGTTTGGATACTTCTCTACTTTTTTATAGTAATGCAATGCATTCTGTATGATGGTAAAGTCTTCCATCGTCAATTCAAAGTTCATGGATTTCTTGGATCAATTCCCAACTGTTTTAGATATTCAATCCACCAGTCAGCGTCTTTTATATATCTCCAGTTAGGAACCTCCTCTCCACGTTCTACCACATAATATTCATATAATGCTTTATCGATAGTCTGTGCGATCTCCATAGTCTTCTTCCTCTGCATCAACATCCTCATACGGGTTTGCCACAAAGGGTCCTCGTTTTCGTAATGGTTCTTGTCTGACATAATCCTGCTCTGCGTTTACGGCTTCTATCCATACGGCAAGTTTCATCACGATGAAAATGATAACCAATGGGGTGAAACAACCGATTAAGATTATAGGATTCATGGGTTTACTCCATACTACTAAACCTATGTTCTAACATAATTCTAAAGAAATGATCTCTCATTGCCAGAAGATCTTCTTGCTCTTGGGCAGGACCACCAGACCATTTCTCACATGCCTGAGACAGACCTGTGTGAATGATACGAACTGCCTCTATTGGTAGTTCTAAATGATAATAATCTTCCTCTTCTTGCATCAGTTCAAAGTAATTTTTAACCATGGAAATATGGGATCGATTACTCCGATAAGTCGAAGCAAACCCTCAGCAAAAAGTGCAAGAACAACCCAGCCAACACACATTGAAATAATTGAAGCATTGCGATTGTGTCTGCGTATTGCATCGTCGATCATCTCCTGAACTTCTTCTCTTGTTACATAATCTGGTGGTGGTTCTATATCAGAACCCCATTTACTTAAAAAGTTTTTCATTTGTGGTTTTTAGAAAAAGGTTCCCAGTGTTCCCAACCGAATTTATGGACTGCCCACATTCCTAGAATAGGAACGAAGACTAAACACCAGGCAAGAAATCCACATGTCCATGGATTATTTAGAACCCATGCAGAAAATTGTCCCGCTTGATGCATCATGCTGGATAGTCCCAATCAGTAATCATTTCTGTTTTATGAACTGGACCCCAATGACCTTCTTTATGGATGTATGGAGCCGTTCTTATAGGACAAGTATCACCTGTGCAAAGCAGATCGTCAACAATACGCCAGGATTCCAACACTTCTTCCGAATGAACAAAGTGAGATTGGTCATTATTGACTGCATCATAGAGAAGTTTTTCATAACCATCTACACCTAACCAGTCAGGATAACGGTGTGTCAGTGTTGCCAACTCAACAGAATCACCAAGACCAGGAGATTTCACATCAATTTGTATATCTAGATGAGCATGTGGTTGAAGACGCATCACAATTCGACCAGGAGTTTCTCCTTCAAACAGACTAAGAGGAGGAGACTTCAATTTAATAACAACTTCAACACCTTGATAAGGCATCTTCTTACCAGTCATGAAGTGGAAAGGAACACCCTTCCATCTCCAATTATCAATATAAAGATCACCAGCAACAAAAGTCTGAGTCATTGAATCTGGACCTACACCTTGCTCTTGACGATATCCCTCATATTGACCAGTGACAAGTTTATCTCCAAGACGAGTAGCAGATAGAACCTTTGTCTTTTCTCTACGGATCTCGGTTGCATTCATTCTGCATGGTGCTTCCATCGCAATCAATGCTAGAACCTGTAGCATATGGTTCTGTAGCATATCTCTTACGACACCTGCACCTTCATAATATTGTGAACGTCCTTCACAACCAATCGTTTCAGTTGCAAAGATTTGAACCTCCTCTATATACTCCCGATTCCAAAGTGGTTCAAGAAGAATATTCCCAAACCGAGTAGCAAGAATATTGTTGACAGTATCTTTACCAAGATAATGGTCAATGCGATAAACTTGTTTCTCGCGTAGATGCCTGCCCACCACTGACTGTAGATGATTAGCAGATTTAAGATCGTACCCAAAGGGTTTCTCGATAACCACTCTGGAGTGATCTGGGTCATCCAAGAACCCACCTTCTTTAAGATTGATGATAGCATTTTCGTACCTCTCTGGTGGAACAGATAAGAAGTATGTTGTATCTACACTTTCATCATGAAGTTTGTTTAGACTTTCTGGATTATCAAGATCACAAGAAACGAAATCCAACCAAGTAGTAAACTCCTGAGGATAATCACCAAGTTTTTCTAACCAAGTTTCTTTAGGAAGATCTCTACGAGATGCTCCAACAATCAAAAGATCCTTTGGCAAAAGGTGCTTACACCACAATTGATATAGTGCAGGAATTAGTTTTCTCTTACATAGATCTCCAGTAGCACCGAAGATAACTATGCGTTTACTAATGTGCTGTTCCATTTCCATCGTACTTGTCTGTTTCGTAGTAGTTATTCTCACCTTTTCGTATCCCGAAATATATTGTGGATAGTACAAAGGGTATTGCTCCCCAAAGAAGGACATCAGCGAACGTCATGACCACCAAACATTGCTCGCATTCCATTCAGAACCTTGGCCGTGAAAGCACCAAGACGGCGTGACTCAAAACGAGCCCACAACGCACTGCTGATAACAGGAGCGGGTACGCCAAGATCCACAGCAGCGTGAACCGTCCAACGACCCTCACCACTGTCTGATACTCCACCATCGAACTTGCTAAGCTCTCTATCGTGCCGTAGAACATCAGCGGTAAGATCGAGTAACCAAGAACCAACCACAGAACCACGACGCCATAACTCAGCCACCTCAGCACAGTTAATATCATACTGATAATCTTCTGGATTCTCCATCGGAGCAACCTCAGCATCTCCCGATTTAACGTAAGCTGCCCCAGCATTAGCCTCATGCAGGATATTAAATCCTTCTGCATATGCTTGCATTATACCATACTCAATACCATTATGAACCATCTTCACAAAGTGTCCAGCACCTGGAGGTCCACAATGGAGCCAACCATGCTCGGCAGATGTCTCATAGCTGAGAGGATCGGTTCGTGGAGCTCCACCGATACCTGGTGCGAGTGCCCTAAAGATAGGAGCGCAGGCGGATACTGCAAAATTTGCACCACCAACCATAAGACAGTATCCACGGTCCAAACCATAAACACCGCCACTAGTGCCACAGTCAAGATACGAGATGCCCAATTTAGCAAGCCTGTCTGCTCTCCTGCGAGTGTCTTTAAAATTACTATTGCCATGATCAATAATAATATCTCCCTCCACACAAAACTGTAATAACTCATTGATTGTATCCTCTACTGTTTCTGCTGGTACAACCATCATGAAGACACCAGGAGTCTCTCCAGTGGTTTTGTTTGAATGTACTACTTGAACAAGGCTTTCCAAAGAAGTGGTATATCCACTGATATAACCCTTCTCAAATTGTTCTTCAGCCTTTTTATAGTTGTTGCGATATCCATGGACTTCAATTCCTGCTTTTAGCATACGACGAGACATACCCTCGCCCATTCGACCTAGACCAATTAAACCTACTTTCATCCTTTAACCTCGTTTTGAAAATACTCTGGGAGTGGACATCCCTTAAAATCATTTAGTTCATCAACAAATAAAACAAACATGGTTGTAAAACCGATGCAGAAAGCAAAAAGCATTTGAGGAAAGTTATAGTTTCCCATATGTGCAGTTGGATCAGGTTCGTCATCATGCGGGTGCATGTGTTTTGCGATCCGTTCCACTTCCTTTTTTCTTTCTTCCTCGGTTTTCTTTTTCATGTTAACCTCGGTATCTACCTGGCCATGTTAGTTGCATTCCACCTACAAGTAATGAAATGAAAAGAATTATGAAAAATGTTGTCATTTGATCACCTCTATTGCTTTTTCTAATTCATGAGCATGTTGTAGTTCATCGTTCAAGATCTCAAGGATCTTTTCATCTGGACCATTTAATGCTAAGTGTTTAGCATATGTAGTTGCTGCATGAATCTCTACTTCGTAAGACAGATGGTATGCAGAACGAGGAGCCACCCAATAATAAACCACGTTGACCCAATAATAGATAAGGACGAGGTGTTTGGCGACAAAGCGATCGATAAAATAAGCATTACCGCCCCTGCTTTCCATATATTCAAGATGTTCTGTTTCATTGATCGATTGATCGAAGTGTTCTTTCATCAAATATAGATGCTCGGGACCACGAAGTCCCATGCTTTCTCTGAAATGTAACACACTCAGAAATGCAAAATAGGGTGCCCGAGCAATCTCCTCAAGCACCCAGAAACGTTGATAGTCTCTTCCTTGATACAGGAAGTCAATGATGGCTACAGTGATATTAAGTGTAACTTCATTGAATTTTTTCATCATTCAACATGCACAGTACCAATCATACCGGCCCCTTTATGAGGACCACACCAGTAAGTGTAGTCGCCTGCTTCTGGGAATGCAACTTCAAAGTCTTCACCTGGTAACATTGCCAGGGCTT